TGGAACATTAGTAAATACTAAGAACCCTTACAGTCCAGGAGCATTTTATACAGCAGCACCTAAAGCAATTGGTCCAAGATTCGGTAAGACAAAGAATCCACCAAGAGCAAGATTTCCTAGAAGAGGGAGAAGATAAAAATGGCACTAACAAAAGCGGAAAAAGATAAGCTAAAAAGAGCAGGATTAAGTAAGTTAGATAAACCTAAATTTACACCTAATCATAAAACAAAGAAAGCTGTTGTTGCAACAAGAGTAGATGGCAAAGTCAAAATACTCCGCTTTGGTGCACAAGGCATGGGACATAACTATAGTCCTGAAGCTCGAAAAAGTTTTAAAGCAAGACATCGAAAAAATATTGCAAAGGGTAAATCTTCTCCAGCATACTGGGCAAATAAAGTTTTATGGGCAGGAAAGGGAGGTTCTACAAAAATGCCACCCAAATCCCAAAAATTTACAAGAGGTCTTAAAAGGAGAAAGACTAGATGAAGAAAAATACAAGAGATATTTGGATAGAACAACTTATACATAAAAGTGAAACTATGTTAAAATATCTACATAAGAAAACAGAGCTTAACTCAAAAGAGCAAGAGCTGGCAGATTTATGTGCTGGCTTTATTTATTTATCTGCTTTATGCAAAGATAATGAATTTTTAGATGAACCTGATAACGAATTATTTGAAGACGTAACAATAC